TTATGATAACTGGACAAGTGCATTCGTTGACAGAAAGGCCAGAGAGTGGAAAACCCGTGGTGCCGATTTCCAAGTAACTACAAATCCAGACGATGGTACCGGAAGCCCGTCTAAATTGAAGGGTGACGCGTATATCGATGAACCATATGAAAAGATGGCAGAACATGAACCTGATGCATGGGTACGTTCGATTCTAGGTGCCAACGGTTATGACTGGTCTGGTTATAAGGGTGTTGGCGCGTTCAAATCATCTCGCGTATTCGGTATGTCAACACCGGGGTTTCATTCATTCTCGATGGATGACAGAGCATTCAATTCTAGAATCAAATTCAGAACTTCTTCCGGTCACTTGTTCATCATGGATGACACGAATGAACGTATCTACGTGATGACGAATAAGGGTAAGAATTGGGTCGAAATGGATAGTAATGGTAATATCGACGTATTCGCGGATAGACGCGTCTCGATCCATTCCAACTCTGACATCAATTTAACTGCTGGTACTGACATCCGTCTGTTGGCTGGTGGTGGTATTCACTTGTATGCGGGTCACACATCATCCGGTGACCACCCAGCATTAGACTACACCCCGAATGACGGCGAAATTCGTATCCAAAGTGAATACGACACTCACATGATTTCTCAAAACCTTCGCCAGAAGACATACGAGAACGCCTATACCGAAGTTGGTATCAACAAATATGATGTTGTTAAAGGTTCGTCTTTCATGGACGTAACTGATAATATTAACGTGTCCACCATCACCGGTGACTATATCAAGAGCGTTGCACGAGACCTATTCGAGACTATCACTAATGATTCGAAGCGTTTCAGCTACGGAACCAGTGCAGTAAGTTCTGTCGGTGATAATGAAAATCACAGCTTTAATGGTGGTGTCACCATTGGTTCCAAGAACGATACTACAATCAAGTCTGCAACCGGTAATATCGGTATGAATGCGGTCGCTGGTAACGTTAGCTCGAAGGGAACAAACAGTGAAATGCAAATTGGTGGTGATGGCATTACTGCTAAGAGTGATAAGGACGTTGCAATTGAAGGTAAGAAAGTAACTATTTCTGTGCCATCAGCAACCGGTTCCGCCCCTGTGGACATCTCAAGCATCCCAGAAAATAACTGTTCTGCCGGTAATATGCCAACATCATTCCCGTCATGGGCTAGTGATCCAACGCCGAGAACACTAAGCGGTTCCGAGATGGCAGAGCTTGCATATTCTGCTGGATTCCGTGGAAGAGATTTGACAATGGCAGTTGCCGTAATGATGGCCGAGTCCACTGGCGGCACTGGTAAGATAAATGACAATCCGCCAGACAGAGGAACATCACGCGGGGTTTATTACACTGGTTCATATGGCCTGTTCCAGATCAGAGCGCCGGAAACACCATTCCCAGCGGGAGATTTCGATGCCTTCAGAAATAACGTTGGTAACAGACTTTTGATTCCGAAAGAGAATGCAAAGGCTGCATTTGAAATGTTCAAAAAGGCCGTTCCTAAGTCTCAGTGGAGTGCTAACAAGTGGAGTACGGCTGGTAATGGAATGGCATCAGCTAATCTCGCCGCTGCTCAGGCTGCGGTTGATAGTAGATGTGGAATCGTAAGTGGTATGTCAGGTTTCGCTCCTATGCCATTCGGCGGCTTCTTGCCATCTTCACCGTCAGGAGACACATCAATCGTGTTGACGGACACAATGGCAACCATTTCCAGCACTATTGACATTGAAATGAGAACCTTGTCATCACACTTCAACAGCTACAACAATCTAGTTGACCAATTGAATGTTAATACCATAAAGACTTCTCTGTATGGTTACGGCGTCGGTTTGGTGGTGGATAAATTGGGTTCGCTAGTTTCAGGATTCTCTATTCCTATGAGTTTCGACTTAGGCTGTTTAGCTGACGATTTGTTCAGTAATGTAATCCCACCTAGCTTGATGGCTATTGTCGGTGACATTCAAAATATGGCTGCTATGTTGGAAGGCTTAGGTTTCCCTGATTTGGAATTGACTCTTGAAAACCTTAAGGATCAATTGACTGCTGACATGCTCGCCGCTTTGGGTCTTCCGAGTTTCGACTTAACGTCTATCATCGACCCGATGTTGGCTGGTTGTGCCGGTGGCGTGTTGGCTCAACTTGGTGAATTGTCGAAGACTGTAGACATTTCGCCGATTGAGCCGATTGAGATTCCAGATTTCAGACCAGTTGTCCATAAAATATTCGGTGAGGTGTAAGATGAGTTTTGATAATATAACTCGAATAATTCTACCACCTAATGCTGGTGAGACGGTTACTATCACCTCTAGGTTTGGTAATAGAAACATTAAACATGGGTCTAAAAACCATAAGGGTATAGACTTATCTTATTCTGGAAAACAGGGTGGTGTCATATCAACATCACCACCATTCTATTCGCCTGTCAGTGGTACAGTCACTAGAGTTGGCGGCCCTAGTTCTACGTACAATGAAGTAACAATCAAGGATGCGACGAGAACTATCGGTGGCAAGCCGGTATTTCATAGATTCATTCATAACCAAGAAGTTCTTGTAAAAGAAGGGCAGAGTGTGTCTGTCGGACAAAAGCTTGGTAGAGTGGGTAAGCGTGGTGGTATCCATTATCACGTCCACTATGAAGTTCGTATTGGTGGTGGGTATCCAGATGGTAAGGCGACTGATCCAATTGCATTCTGGGACGGTGAGAAACAGATTTACATCCCTGATGTGCCGAAAGAGATACAAGAGCCGGATATCATTGATACCCACGAAGAGAATCCACAACACTACAAAACTGAAGCTGGGAAGCCGCCAGTCCCATATACACCACCGAAAGCCACAGAGATTGACCCACCAGCGCAACCGTCAGGCCATATAGATGATTACAAGCCTAGACAAGCAGGTAGGGCATATTATTCTGAGGCACAGTTTGCATTGTGGACGAATAGAGTCCCGCAGCATGAACCGTGGCCGAGGGTTATGATGGGAGATACGCTACATATTAATGCCCCAAGTGAAGAATGCGACCGCAACACCAGACACAATCCACAATATGATGAAAATCATAAGGATGTTGGCCGTGTTGAAGGTGAAGACGAAATCAAGCGCGGGCCATTCTGGAGAAGATAATGGATTATATTTACAAAGGGTTTTCATCTAAGCAGTACCAGCATAATAAATCATATATTATGACTGATATCGAACTCGTCAAGGAAGATTTAGTGAATCACATTTTCACTCGTAAGGGTGAGAGAGTGCGAATGGCTAATTTCGGCACGTTAATCCCTGAGCTTATTTTCGAACCGCTGGATGAAATCGTCATCAACCAAATCGGGGCAGAACTGAACACTGTGTTCACGTATGACCCGCGAGTCGAATTAGTCGATATGGTTATCATCCCATATTACGAAGACAAAGCCATCGTAGCATTGGTCGATTTGATCTATGTCGAATTGGCTACACAGGATAGATTATCACTAAGATTAGAATTCCAATCATAATGGATAAATATCGGTATTACATTTTCTGGAAAACAGCATGAGATTAGTCAATAAAGCCGAGACGTGGGAAAAAGCGTATACCGCATTCCAACAGATAAATTTCGCCGCGTGGGACTACAACACTATTAAGGAGTCCATGCTGGACTTCTTGAAGTTGTATCACCCCGAAGATTTCAAGGACTATATTGAATCGTCTGAGTTCATAGCGTTAGTCGAGTTGTTCGCATACCTAGGCGAGTTGATTGCATATCGTCTAGACATGAATGCACATGAAAACTTCCTACAGACCGCAGAGCGTAAAGAATCTGTCCTCAGACTCGCAAAACTAATTTCTTACAACCCGTCGAGAAATATTCCGGGTCGTGGTATCGTGAAAGTCTCTTATGTCAGCACATCTGAAAGAGTTTTTGACTCTAGAGGCGTTGACCTGTCAAACAGAACAATCAAGTGGAATGATCCGATCAATCCGCATTGGAAAGAACAGTTCATTCTTGTAATGAATCGTTTGATGTCACAGGACTTTGGTTCTGTATCACCATCTGACAGAGTTCAGGTGCAGGATGTGGTGTTTGAGTTGTATGCGTTAAAGAACATTCCTATTGAGCGTAACGTTCTCAAATACACCGCCAACGCTAACAATGAATCATTTCCAATGGAAATCGTTCCGGTAGCCTTGAGTGATTCAGGCCCAACTGAAAGACGCCCAGAAAGAGACCAAAAATTAAACATAATGTATTTGAACGACGGTCTTGGTGACGCGTCAGAAAATACAGGCTTCTTCCTGTTCACCAAACAGGGCGAACTCCAAAGAACCGTCGCAGACTTCGATGGTATCACCCCGAACCAAACCTTTGACATCACAGTCAACAATTGTAATGAGACTGACGTTTGGGTTAATAACATTAATCCTGACACTGGTATGGTGTTGCAAGAAGACTCTGATGCTATCAATAGTAAGAGTGGTGCATGGAGTAAGGTTGACGTTGCTAATGCACAGAACGTTATCTTCAACACCAACCCGGTTCGTACCAAATACGAAGTGGAAACTCTCGATAAGGACAGATTCCGACTAATCTTTGGTGACGGAAACTTTGCTAATATTCCTTCTGGTCGTTTCGAAATCTGGTATCGCGTGTCAGCGAATGCTGACGTTGTAATCCCTACAAGCTCGATTCAGGACGTAAATACCGCGTTCGGTTATCTTGATGGCTCCGGTAGAGAGCAAACCGCTACTATGGCGTTCTCTTTGGTCGATCCAATCCAGAATGCTGCACCATCGGAAGACATTGAGAGAATTAAGAGAATCGCGCCGGCTGTCTATTACACACAAGACAGAATGGTCAATGGTAGAGATTACAATGAATTCATGCTTCAGGATAACACCATCCTGAAGTTGAGAGCTATCAACCGTACCTTCGCTGGTGATTCCAAGTATATCGCGTGGCATGATCCGCGTGAATACTATGACAACGTCAAGCTATTCGGTAATGATTTGACCGTCTACTTCAATACAACGAAGAACGGCGTGCATATTCCTGCTGCCGACCTTCCACCGCCTGATGGTGGCTTGAATGTCGCTCTAGTTGACGCTGTCATCAAGAATCACATTATTCCGATTCTTGGTACTGAAGGCTGGTTCGTATCATCTATTTTGAATGGCGTTAACCCTATCTCCATCAGAAAGTTCTTTAAACAGTTAGAATTACTGAACCTGAAGAAGGCATTGTATCTGTTGGCTAACAACAGACCAGCTACGCTGTATCTGACATATAACGCAACGACTGACGCGTGGACATACACCAGCGGCTCAGTTCCGTTGAAGTGGAACATTTCAATTGCCGTGAATGCCGATGAAAGCTGGGATGTGACTTTCGCTGGGAAGCGTATTGTTGTCCATAGTGATGAAATTAAATTCTGGATCAACAACGACAATCGTAATGTTATCACCCCGAATACACTGAAAGCCAAACGCGACCAGATTGTATTGCTGAAGAGTAATGTTAATTCTCAGGGTAATGGGCTTCTTGCTAGAAATTACGTCTTAAATATCATGGCGCAAGAGCTTCTGGTTGGCGGTGAAGATGCTGGTACTGAGAGCATCCACGACCTACATGTTATCCCAGAGGATAGAGACGCAAACGGTTTCCCGGATGACGTGAACCTAGCATACCTAATTCCGTCTGATAGTTATGTGTATTTCAGAAGAGAAGCTGCGAACTTGGATTGGGTGTTGGTCAAGGCCACACCTGAAAATATCGCGCTGTATCAGGCATATGTGGAAGGTGAAGGTGCGGATGGCGTCCTATGGAAGCGTGAATCTGGCGTTTATGATATCAACTTCTTGTGGCTGCATAGAACACCTCGCTACCACCTAGTTGACCCTGCAACAACCAACCTGATTGATATGTTTGTAATCCCTCGTGGCTACTACATCCTACAGAAGCGTTGGTTGTCCGGTAAAATCGAAGACAAGCCGGAAGCACCGTCCGCATTCCAATTGAGAAACGATTACGGTTCGTGGCTACAGAATAAGATGATTTCTGACACGGTCATTCTGCATCCGGGTAAGATTAAAGTCATCATCGGTAAGCATGCGTCTGATGAATTGAAGGGTGTGATTAAAATCATTCGCACTGACAGTAGAGCATTGACTGGCAACCAGATTAAGACCAAGGTTGTAGATATCGTTAATGAATATTTCGACATCAACAATTGGGAGTTTGGTGAACCATTCTATTTCTCAAAACTGGCATCGTATATACACGGCCAGCTACCTTCGGATATTGCCTCTGTCGTGTTCGTGCCAACTTACCGCAACCACGTTTTTGGTGATTTGATGCAAGTTGTCGCTAAGGAAGACGAAATTATCCAGCCAAGTATCTCAGTTGACAACATAGAATTGGTTGAATCTCTAAATCCGAGAGTCCTCAAACAAAATCTGTGACCATACATAATCTTGTGGGTGCCATTTTTATAAAGTGGCACATAAAATAAATACAAGATAATTTATGGGAAACGACGAGTGAATAAGTCAGACTACAGAAAGAAAAGAACCAATCTAAACTCCTTACTACCAGATATCCTGAAGACCAGCATATCCACGGTATTAAATGAAAATACTGTCAATAGATTCTTTTCTGCGCCAGAATTCGACTATGTGTCTGGCGTCGTAGGTGAAATTGCGACCGGAACCAAGAATATCCCGGAAATGCGTTCGGACTATAACTCTGTCCATAATCAACTTCAGCCTGTCCCTCGTGTAAACATCGGCACCGCGTCCGACCAGATGTCTTTCCAGAATATGATGGAAAGACTGGAACTCATGGGCGTGGACGTTGACAATTTCGATGATTGGGGTAAATCCCTTCAGTTCAATTGGATGCCGCCTGTCAACATCGACAAGCTGGTTAACTACAGAGAGTACTTCTGGGACGTAACACAATCCGAGAAGACCCCACAATACATTACAATCAAGAACCAGACGGTTTGGGTTGATGCTAGAATCCAGCAGGCCAACAGGTCTCTATTCGACTCTATGGTCAATCGTAAGATTGCCGTTACAGCGGGCAACACCAGCAGCGTAGCCGGTAATCTAACTAGCATCTTCAAAGCTAACGATTTCGTTATATTGAGTGTTGATAATGCGTTCATTGCGACCAAGATCGTATCATCCGTGTTCAACCCGCAGACTCTTAAGACCGATATCACTACTGAAGAAGTATTGGACTCCCAAGAATACATTGCGCCGACTGTACTAGAAATTACCCTAACCAACATAACCGACAATACGGTTAATGTGACAGGGGATTTGAGCCTGCTGCTAACAACGGGGTTCGTCCTAAGATTGTCTGGTAATTTGGAGACCGCTAAGTATTTCTCAGTCGATTCTTCGTCTTATGACACACAGGCGAAGAGTACAGTGGTAAAGCTTCTAGAGCCAATCGGCTCCGTCAACTTCAAGAAAATGGATTTCACTCCAATATTGAGCATGATGTATGCAGAAAAGAAAGCATTAAGTACTGGTACCGAGTATCGTGCAAGCATCGTTACCGAGGTAGACTCGTTCACTGCTGGCGAATTGGCGTGGGTAAGAGAATATGGCATCATCGCACCTCACGAGGGCGGATTCACCACAAATCATTCACAGGTAATCGGTGATACAAGTGTGAATTTCGTCCACTCTGAAGTTGCGGCGGGTGACGTGTTGAGAATCTTGGACGGTGCCAACGTTGGTGAATATCCGATCATTGCTGTTTCACCGACACAGCTAAACGCTGTTACACCGTATGGCACATTCTTCGAAGATGAGTATTTCGCATATGAAGTATACCGTCGTCGTAGATTTGTTGACACCACACTATCCCCTGAAAAAGAGGGAGCGGTTCGTTATAACTTG